TGTCGGGTTCGGGTCTGTTCGGGCCGCGCGGCGTGCGCTCTCGCACCGTCGTCATCGAAAGCCGCGACGGCACGCTGTCGCTGATCCCGTTCTCCGAACGCGGTTCGGCCTATGACCAGCAGACCCCGGAACGCCGCGATGTGCGGGCTTTCGTGTGCCGTCAGTTCAAGAAGCAGGATGTGATCTGGGCCTCGGAAATCCAGCAAGTGCGCGATTTCGGAACCGAAAGTGCCACCCAGCAGGTACAGGCCGAGGTCGCTCGCAAGCTGGGCCGCCTGCGCAATGACGCCGAGACCACCTTCGAGTACCACCTGTTCAACGGTATTCAGGGGCTGGTGAAAGACCCGCGCGACGGCGCCACGGTAGTAAACTACTTCACCGAGTTCGGCATCACCCCGGCGGCGGAGGTGGACTTCGATCTCGACAACGCCACCCCGGCCTCGGGCGCGCTGCGCAAACGCTGCCAGGCGTTGATCGAAAGCGTCGAGGATGTGATGGGTGGCCTTGCCACCGGTGCGATTGCACTGCGCGCCGAATGTGGCTCGGCCTTCTTTGCCGATCTGGTCGCGCACAAGGAGGTCCGCGAGACCTACCTCAACACCGCCGCCGCCGCTGATCTGCGGTCCCGCATCGCCGATGAGGTCAGCTTCGGTGGCGTCACCTTTCGCCGCTACCGGGGCGGGGCGGGTTTTGGCGTGGCGACCGACAAGGCAGTGTTCTACCCCGAAGCGGTCGACGGGCTGTTTGAGATCTACCACGCCCCCGCCGACACCTTCGAGACGGTCAACACGCTGGGTCAATCGCTCTACGCGCGGATGATCCCCGACCGGGATCGCGACGAATGGGTGCGGTTGGAGATCGAAAGCAACCCGCTGCCGATCTGCACCCGCCCGCAGGTGCTGCGTTTGGCGCGGCGGACGTGATGTCTGCCTTTGCCGCCGCCGTCGGCGCGCTCTTCGCCGATGGCAACATCGGGCGCGATGCCGTCTATATCGCCGACGGCGGCGCACCGGTTCTGGTGCGCCTCATTGCCCGACGCGCCGATGACGTCACCGAGTTCGGCGATGCACGGCTCTGGTCGGAAACCACCCGCGTTGACCTGCAGGTGGCTGAGGTGCCGAACCCGCGCCCCGGCGACAGGATCGAGATTGATGGCGATGCCTTCCTCATTCAGGGCGAGCCGGTCCGCGACCGCGAGCGGCTGGTCTCGACCGTGGATCTGAGGCCTGCATGAAGCTGCGGCTCGACATAGACCCCGACATCGTCGCCATGATGGCGGCCGAGGTCGCGGCGGGGGAGCGTGCAGTGACGGCCGCGATGCGCGAGGCCGGAATGGGTCTGAAATCCGCCTGGCGGACGCAGATCACCGGCGCAGGGCTGGGTACCCGGCTTGCCAACTCGATCCGCCTCGCCAGCTTCCCGAAATCCGGTGAAAGCCTGAACGCCGCAGCGCTGGTTTGGTCGAACGCACCGGTGATCGTTGGCGCGCATGACACCGGACCGCTGATCCGCTCGAAGAACGGCTTTTGGCTAGCGATCCCTACGCAAGCTGCGGGCAAATCCACCCGTGGCGGACGGATCACCCCAGGCGAATGGGAGCGCCGCACCGGGTTGCGCCTGCGGTTTATCTACCGCCGGAGGGGTCCGAGCCTGCTCGTCGCTGAGGGGCGGCTGAACAGCAAGGGTCGGGCGGTTGCTTCCAAGTCCAAGACTGGGCGCGGTGTCGCAACCGTGCCGGTATTTTTGCTGGTTCCGCAGGTGAAGCTGCCGAAGCGGCTGGACCTGGCGCGGGACGCAGAGCGGACGCATGATGCGGTGCCGGGGCTGATCGTGGCGAACTGGGGGGAGCAGAGGCGATGACTTGTGACGATGATCCAAAGCATTCTCAGCGCATAATTGGATCGCCTACTTCGCCAGTGAGCCCTATCTGCGTCCTAGCTTCCCGAATTCGCTGTCCAGCAAGGCGCGGATTTTTTTCGCCGCACCGCGCAGGGCTGCGTCTACATTCGCGTCATTGTGGGTAACGGTCTGCGGCTGCATCCCTTCGGGGCGTGCTTCGACGGTGCAGTGAATGTCGTCGGCTCCGCCCTTGGCGCCGTTCACATCGGCAAGATGCACTTCGATCCGTGACAGACGATCAGTCAGATGCCCCAGCGCCGAAGTGATGACGGTTTCGGCCTCATCTGCCAAGCCGTCGTTCCCCTGAATGTTGGAATCCGTGTTTAGTTGAAATTGCATGTCGGTCCTCCTGTATGTCTGATCATTTAACACGAGAGACCCTGCAGGTCACCTAACCGGCGCAAGTACACCTTCAGATCAGTAAACAAGCCCGCATCCTGACAGCGCAGGCCAAGATTCAGAGCCAGCAACAATGCCCACATCCCGCGAAAATGTCCTCGCCGCACTTCACGCGCGGCTGCTTCCGCTTGCCGCCCTCACCTTGCGCGACGAGGTTCTGCCCGAGCGGATCCCGGTGGCAGGTCTGATCATCCTGCGCGACGGCCAGCCGGGTGAGCCGGAGGTGACGCTGTCGCCGCTGCGCTACCACTACCAGCACCGGGCCGAGCTTGAGGTGGTCGTCCAGGCACCGAATGGCCGCGCCAGCGCCTTCGACGACCTGATCGCGGCCATTGGCACCGCGCTGGAAAGCGACCGCACCCTCGGCGGTCTTTGCGATTGGGTTGAACCAGAAGCCCCAGCCTCTGTCGATCTGCCCATCGAGGGCGCGGCGGCGCTGAAGGCGGCGGTGATCGCCGTCGTCCTGCATTACACCACCACCGGCCCGCTGGCCTGACACCCCACCATAAAGGAGACCCCCATGGCACGTGCGCAAGGCGCGCGGGCGCAGATGGCGCTTGCGTATGAGACAGTTTACGGCGCCCCGCCGGTCAGCGGGTTCCGGCTAATGCCCTTCGCGCGGGCCACGCTGGGCGCGGAGCAGCCGCTGCTGGAATCCGAACTGCTGGGCTATGGGCGTGATCCGCTGGCTCCGATCAAGGACGCGGTCACCGCCGATGGCGAGGTCGTGGTGCCGATCGATGTGGAGGCCTTCGGCTACTGGCTGAAGGCGGCCTTCGGTCAGCCCGTGACCAGTGGAACCACGCCCAAGACGCATACTTTCCAGTCGGGCAACTGGACGCTGCCCAGCATGTCGATAGAGACCGCCATGCCCGAGGTGCCACGCTTCGCGATGTATTCCGGCTGCGTGCTGGATCAGCTCTCCTGGCAGATGCAGCGATCCGGCCTGCTCACGGCAACCGCCCGGCTGGTGGCCCAAGGCGAAACCATCGCCGCCGCAACTACCGCTGGCACGCCCGCGACGCTGGGCCTGCAGCGCTTTGGCCATTTCAACGGCACGGTGAAACGCAATGGCACTGCGCTGGGCAACGTGGTCTCGGCCGAGATCACCTATACCAACAATCTCGACCGGATCGAGACCATCCGCGGCGATGGTCGCATCGATGGCGCTGATCCCACCATGGCCGCACTGACCGGGCGGATCGAGGTGCGGTTCTCCGACAGCGCGCTGGTGACGCAAGCGATCGATGGCAGCCCCTGCGAGCTGGAATTCAACTACAGCCTCGGGGCCAATGCCAGCTTCACCTTCACCGCCCATGCGGTCTATCTGCCGATCCCGCGGATAGAGATCGCCGGGCCGCAGGGCGTGCAGGCCAGCTTCGACTGGCAGGCCGCCAAGGCCACCAGCCCGGCGCGCATGTGTACCGCCGTCCTCATCAACAGCATTGCGAGTTACTGACCATGATCCGACTGAACCTGACCGCCGCGCCGCAATGGCTGGACCTCGCCCCGGGCTTGCGTCTGCTCGTCGCGCCACTGACCACCGCGTTGATGGTTTCGGCCCGCGCCGATCCCACGATCGAGGCCATGCCGGACACCGCCACGCCCGAGGAACTGGCCCTTGCCATGGCGAAAGCGGTCGCGCGCCGGGCGATCCTCGATTGGGAAGGTGTTGGCGACGATGCCGGAAACCCTATGCCCGTCACCCCTGAAGGCATCGATGCCCTGCTGGAAATCTGGCCCATCTTTGAAGCTTTCCAGACCCGCTACATCGCGCGCGGTCTGATCCTGGACGCAGAAAAAAACGTCTCCGCGCCCTTGCCGAATGGTCCTTCGGCGGGGGCGATCAGTACTGCGCGGCCTGTACGGGGCGCTGCCCCGACTGCCCGGCCCGACTGAACCGGCCGCAGACACAAGACGGCTGGCAGGTCTGGGACCTGGTCGGCCGCCTTGGTGGCCAGTTGCGCGTGATCCCCGGCGCGGTGCTGGGCTGGGACATGGGCGCGGCACTCGCCCTCGCGGCCGCGCTGGGCATCGATGCCCTGATCGCCGCCGAACTGCTGCCCGAGATCGAGGCGGTGATGGTGCGCAAACTGAACGAACTGATCGGAGACAATCATGGCTGAGAAGAAAGTCAGCGTCCGCCTGTCGGTGGAGGGCGGCCGTCAGGTCCGTGCCGAGTTGCAAGGGGTGGGCACGGCGGGCGC